TCAGAAGTTTGAGGTGTCTGGACGTGAATTCGTAAGGTATCAACACGCATTCTTGAAGAAAGTAGACCAATATCATCAAAATTGTACCCAGACAAAAGAGGGCCAAGATACAAAAAATGATCAAAAAGTACAGTAAATCATAGGCTAATTTCATTTGTACCCTTTGTATACCCTTTTTTTAATAAAAACAAAAAATAAAAAAAATATTTTTTAAAAGTGGTTACAATTGGTACAAATTCTAGAATTGTTATATACCAACACTTATTCGCTCAAATTTGTATCCTAGAGCAGGATACAATTGGTTACAAAAGATACAATTTTGTAAAAAACATCGAAAAAGCCAGTGTTTGCAACGATTTAAGGGACGCGCGCATATGATTCGCATTTTTAAATTTAAAAATCATAGAGAGAGGAGTATACACTACCAATGAAACGAAATAAGAAATCTAAATACCGTCATATAGTAATTCAAAATAAAAAATATTATTTTTATAAAATTACGTGGAGCGACATCACGGGCGATGCCGGTCATGTGACATCAAAAGAGTTTGAAAAGTTTAAACCAAGTACAATGATTACTCAAGCGTATGTATTTAAAAAAGATCGTAAGAATCTTTGGACCTTTGCGTCCTATGAAGATGGTGATGACTTATTCTCTGATAGAAATGTTTATCCAATTGGATGTATAATTAAAATGGAAAAAATTAATCTTTAGCTATTCTTAATCTTTCTTCCTGTAGAGTCTTCAATCTTTTAATCTCTTCTAACTTTTCCTCTTTAGCCATGTCACTTAGATTGCCATGTAGATGAGTCTCAACAAATTGTCCGGTTGCTTTACCTATTAATTGCTCAAATGGTGCCGCATCTTTAATTTTATTTTGGTCTACTAATGCCTGTGATAATACTTGTTGACGTCTGACATAATTGTTTTTGGTAACAGTAAATGCTCTGTTAATTTCATTAGACCTATGTTGTAGGTATTTCTGTATTTTTGGATTCTGTATTAATCCAGCTGCTTCCTGTGTTGCAGACTTAGGGCTGTATCCAGCCTGGATAGCTGCTTCAGTTCTGGTAGTTCTACCCTCATTCATAATAAGATATTCACAGAACCTACGTTGCATTTCTGTAAGTTCAGTTGGGTATGCCGCCTTCTTTTTGACAATTTCTCGACTCATTCTTGCATTATATATAAAATCTTATATAAACACAAGAGTATGAAAGCAAAAGAATTAAGACAATTTTTAGATAAATTCCTTAAGTCCCCTGTTGCACAACAGGCTAGAGTTCAAATTGAAATGCCTAATGGAGAAAAATTAGACGTTAAAGAAATTCAGTTGTTGGAATCTAGAATGATTGGTAATAGAGACACGCACATTTTAAATATTAAAGGTGTTAAACTCGGTGGTACATGGAAGATGCCAAAGATAGTTGGCAAGCTATAAGTCACAGGTGTTAACTTGATTAAATTAGAGAAGGATTTGTGGCGTGAGCTTAAAGGAATTAAAAGTAAAATTAGTTGGACAAGACTGGAAAACCGTAGCTTATTGGGTACTCCTGATCTATTGGGCTATGCTCCTTCTGGGAACTTTTTTACAGTCGAATTAAAGTTAACATCAGTTAATAAAATACGCTTTTCACCCCACCAAATAGCGTTTCACATGAAACATAAATTAAATACATTTATTTTGGTTGCTTGTTCCCCGGACAAGGGGAAGGTACGCTTGTACCCTGGCTCTGGGATCTTGGAGCTTGTGGACTTGGGCTTGAAGCTTGAACCCTTGGTTCAGGGCTTGAGCGCTTGTTGCTTAAAGCTTGAGAGCTTGTAAGCTTGGACGCTTGCAGCCTACGTTGCTTCCTGAGCTCTGCATAATATTTTGGATGTTTAAATTCGTGCATTAGTGTTTGCCGTAACTGATATTAGTTACATCATGAGACCAGCATTGTCTACAGTCACCACATTGACCGCCCTGGTCCGGGGCCGGACAAGTCCGCGTGCCTGGCTTCGTGGTCACCGTTGAGGTATGCGGCCAGCTACCTGCTGCCGCCTGGTCGATCATTGTCATTGATAGTCTTATAATTAAATTTTTGGGGCACCGGTCAAGGTGGTCCCTGATCCAGGCTTCACGCGTTGGCATCCAGTGCTGCATGCCCGGCGTTAACCTGCAAACTTCAAAAATTTTATTAAGATGATCTAGATCCTGAACATCGCCGGCGTCGTGCCAGCGGAAGACTTTTAATTTACTTACGGCTTGTGAGTTGATCACAGCGGCCATCGCTTCCACCCAGCGCGGGTCCTTCAGTGACTTGAGTCTTTTATATTGCGATTCCCGTATAGCGGGAAATCTCGTATAATTTCCTTTCATTGCATAACAGCCAAAGCACACCGAGCCCGGGACCTTCGCCAGCTTGCCGCCCGTCTTACACTCCCACGCCGGGAGCCCGTAAGCATAGCCAGGCATTTTGTCCGGCTGTGACAGCGATATAATTATTTTTTTAGCGTCTTTTATTTTCATATTCCTAACTTTTTAAGTTTTTTGTCAACTTCTTTAAATGTTCCAGTCTTCTCCCAGACATCGCCATAATCGACCATCAGGATTTGAATTGCTTCCTGGTAGTCTTCAATCGTTGCTGTTGGTTTGTATTCGTATAGTTTTTGTTTTTTCTTTTTTTTCATAGTCTTATAATATCCTATATTTATTTACTGTCAAGCTTGTGAGCTTACGAGCTTGCTGCTTGTTGCTTTACGGGCGGGCCCACCCTGGGCCCGCTTGCGCTCTTAAGTTAATTTTAACACACCTGAGTGAATAACCTTTTGCCAGTTATCATCCCGGAATACTTTCAGGATCTCCCTGGTATAGATCGATCCAACTTCGTCGAAGAGTCCAACCTCGGACCCCTTAACATTAACCAGGATCGTGCTGCGCACGCCCCGGCCCTGCTTCGGGCTCTCCAGCACAATGCCAGAGACTGGCGGCTGTGTTCCTAAGTGACTGTGTAAAATCTTATCACCTTTTTTTATATCCTTAATGTCCATGTTTCCTGCTTTCATTGTTATGGACCAGCTAAGGCCAGGTTACCTGTGCAATAGCGGCGGCGGCGCGATAACTGGTCCACCTGAAGTTATATCCTATATAATCCCAGGTTCAAGATAAAAATAAAAATAAATTCCTTGACAGCTTGCGGGCTTCCGGATACTGGGCGGGCCCACCCGCTTGAAACCAAACGATTATCTGGGCGGGCCCACCCGCTTGAAACCATGTAGATATTTGGGTGGGCCCACCCTAAAAAAAGAAAAAAATTCTAGTTAGAGTTGCATTGTGTTGCGAGAGGTTATCGGCGCGTTTTCAGATAACTTTCGGAGTACTCTTTACCACACTCGTAATATAGGGGTTTTTACTCCCCCACAAATTGCAACCCTAACTATTCATCAAGGACAGATGAAACTATAAATTAGGTTGAGATTGATTTGCAAATTCAAAAGCAGTAATTTCAATCTCTCTATTGGAAATCATGTTGGTCCAGAAATAAGTCATAGTATAACCACCACTAACATTACCACTCCAATTATATCTTCTTGTTTTTCGCCAACCATTTTCTTCAGTTAGTATTTTTGGTTCGTGTAATCTACCAGAAATACTATCTATGGCTCTATTAATAAAATCTTCAGCCCAATCATTATAACAATTCATTGAGCAAAAATTTCCATTTCCATAATAGAAACTACTTCTTCTTCTGGTTTGATTTGTCCGATTATCTTTCGGTCCTCGTTTCCTGTCCTTTGTGTCGTAAGTATGACACTTGTGAGATTGACAATATTTTAACTCTTTCATCTTTCTGTCCTCTTTCTGTTTGGGTTGAGTATTCCACTCTGGAACTACCTCTCAACCCAATACTTTCTATTTGGTTAAAGTTTTTTTAAATTAACAGTTTTTAATATAATATCCTATTGACAGATGTCAAGAAATAGTTTAAAACTTTTTTATATTAACCAATAAAAAAGAAAGAGGACAAATGGCTAGAATACGATTGAACCAAGAGTACCGAAACAAAATTGGCAATAGAATACAACAAGGTCTATTCCAAGAAGATACCCAAGAAAAAAGAAAGTATGACGGACTAAAAGCACAACAGATTGACATAAATGATATGGCTTGGTCTGTTGCTGAAAAAATTGTCAGACGACATTATACTGATGATGATGTTCAGAAAGCATACTATCTTCAAAATAAGTTTGAAAATGTTTCAACGATTGCAAAAGACAGTTGCTTTCATTTTCATTATGAGGGCGAAAAAGAAGTAAGAGGAAATGATAATGAAACCAAAATGGAAAAAGCTACTATTGAAAAACATTTTGATTTTCGTTTAAATGGCGACATTGATGAAGAAAGCAATTACTCACAGAATAGAGATAAAACTTATGGGTTTGCTTTGTTTAGAGATGAGATTAATGCACAAGAAGATTGCGACGCAGACATCTTAATTAAACAAGCCGACAAAGATGACAACCCACATAAAAGAAAGTTTGTTGAGAACAACGAAAAATATTTGGGTTTATCTGGTGGTCGAGATAATGAAACCAAGTATGGCAAAGAATGGAACGAAAAATATCAATTAGATTTAATTGGTAGAGATTATTGTCGAGATAGGTCTATTGCTTGTAGTGAAGATGAATTCAAGTTTTTAATAACTTGGAAACAACAAAAATCTCAATTTGTTATGGCACACACTAAATGGGTAGAAAGTATCTTGAAACAAATGAAAGAAATCAAGATAGGGTTAAAAGGTTATAAATGGCTAGATGAGGCAATCGAGTTGGCAAATGAACTTGGTATCCAAATTACTGACCATGAAATAATTAGAACTAACTCAACAGGGCTAGTTATTTACAATCCGAAAAATCTAGCTGAAAGAATAAAGGGAATGAAAAACACCGAAAAAACTAGAGAACAAAAGATTGCAGAAAGAGTTGCATATATGCAACACTCTCAAACTAATTTGAATAACCCAAATTAATTTGTTGAAATCGGTTATGGGATATAGTATATTTATCCCATAACCAAAAAGGTTATAGAAAGTAGGACAGACAATGATAAATAATAAACCCTTTGTTATCACTTACTATTCAGCAAGTGATAAAAAGACAATAACAAGAAATGCGTTATGGACAGATAAATGCAGATATTGGGTATCCAAAGGTGGAAGAATGTTGATGACTTATTTCGACATTGACCAAGACGGATACAGAACGGCAAGTGATAGTTGGAGTATTAAACTATGAGTTTGCAAGTTGCACTAATCAATGTAGCCATATTACTTTATGGCTACATAATTTTAACTATAATAGGAGTAATATAATATGAACACTCAACAAGAAGAAGAATATAAAAACAAGAAGTTTTTTATAATCGAAAAATACATAGGATATAAAACTGAAAGATACAGTATCCACAATACCAAAATGTATGACTTGACAACAGCAGTTAGGTTAATGTTGGCACTTGATACATTGAACGAGGACAAGGAAAATTATTCTTATCACTTACAAGAAGTTGATTACTCAATGGTTGATAAACCATTGATTTTAACTGATGAAGTGAAGAATCCAAGCCAAGAGGAAATGCCCTTTTAGTTTGACCTACTTGGGTTATGAGGTGAGGCTAATCTCATAACCCATAATATCCCACAGGGTATGCAGAAACGACATATGTCATTCTTGCATATACCACATATAGTATGTCAAGAAAAATTTTGCTTGAATATTCCGGGTGGGCCCACCCTAACCGTACCCCCCCCAAGTTATATTGATAGAGGTACCAAGCCGATGAAACATGGTAATCGCAAAACAAAGACCCAACCCCCTTTAAATAATAAAAGGGATCCTAAGTCATACTAAAGTTGAAGATTTAGACGGTTATGCTATAAGTTTTGAAAAACATATTGAAGATATGCAGGAAGAAAAAATTTTAGAAAAAAAATATGAGGGTTTGACCTCAGAAGAAAGCGCTAAACTGATAGAACTTGAAAGAAGTGTAGCATTGGATGAGGCTCGTCCAAATATTACAAAAAATTTCCTAAGTTTTGTAAAGTACGTTTGGCCTGAGTTTATAGAGGGATCCCATCACAAAATTATTAATAAAAAATTTAATGACCTCGCAAAGGGGAAAATTAAAAGACTAATCATTAACATGCCGCCAAGACATACAAAGTCGGAGTTTGCCTCATACTTACTCCCGGCATGGATGATTGGGAACAATCC